TAAATGATGGTATGCCAAATCCAAAAAATCCTGCACATCTAAAAGAATTAAGTGAAGTGTTAGATGAGATGGGATTATCTCACATTAAAAACGATTTAGTAAAAAATCTTTTGGGTGAAGCCGAAGAGGGCGGATTCAAAAATCCAGCACTTAACAAAAAAATTAATTATAAAAATACAAAAGGTGAAGATGCGGAAGGTATCGTTGGTAACTTATTAAGATTACCAGCAGAACACCCTGGCCGTAAAGCAGCAGAAAGAACACTTCCACCAGAAGGTTCTGAAGAAAGAGATGCATTAAATAAAGATTTGGGTGGTGAAGGTCAACCAACAAAGCCGGAAGAACCAAAAGGTAAAGAGGCCGATAAAGAAGGTGGGGCTGATGCTGAGAAAGAGAAACAGCAACAGGCTCAAGCTATGTTTGACCCAAAGACTGACCCTGCTATGGGCGCTCGTTTGCAAAAAGAAAAAGAAATTCAAGCTCAATTGGCAAAGGGTGATGAAGAAGAAACTCCTAAAGAAGAACCTAAGAAAGAAGAACCAAAGGGGTTTGATCCTGTTCCATCACAAGATGTAAAAGAAGAAATTCCACAAGCTGACCCAGAAGTATTTGGTGGAGCATCAGATATTCCAGATGGTATTGAAAAGGAAGACCTTAAAGATTTTAATACAAATATATCTAAGGTAAAAGAAATAGTAGATGCAGCAAAAGCAAAAGGTGAAAAAGCACCTGATATAAATTTGTGTGATATAACTGTGCCTGGTACTAACCTTTATTGCGATGATAATTTAGGTATCAAAAGAAAAGAAATGCCACAATTCAAAGGTAAGCCTGTGCCGGGAAGTAGAGCAGAGAAAATGCCGGTAAATAAGGACGGGGAAGTTGATACAGAACCGGTGTTTAGAGAAATGTTAAAAGAAAAAGGAATTACAACAACTCAAACGGAAGTGGCCGCTGATAAATTAAAAGCAACACAAAGTGAATTGGGTGGTGATAAAGTAGTTGGTATGATGAGTGCGTTAGAAAAAGACCCTAATCATCCGGGTATAACAGGCCCTGTGTTTGTAAGTAGAGATGGTTTTGTAATTGATGGACACCATAGATGGGCAGCAATCGCAGCATATAACGCAAAATATCCTGAGAAACAAATACCAATGAAGTGTGAAGTAATTGATATGGATATTAAAGATGCTATACCAATGTGTAACAAATTTGCTGAAGATATTGGTATTGCTGCAAAAAAGCAAGGTGAAACAACTGGTAAAGCTGGTGAAGAACAACCTAAGCAAGTTAGTTCAATAAAGCCTGAATCTTTTACCGATAAGATAAAAGCAAAATTAAAAAAGTGGACTCAATCTGAAAAAGAATATTTTGAAAAAGGATACTACAAAGCAGGTTCAGAACCAAGAAGAACTGTTGCCCAAGCTATTAAAGATAAAGCTAAGGGAGCTTGGAAGGCCATAAAAGATGGATTTAAGCATGAGATGCATGAATTCAAATCGGCAGCTGAGGGAGTGGGTAGTTTCTTTTATGGAGTAGAACCAACACCTGAACAGAAAAAAGCAATGGTAGCTGTTGCTAAAAAAGTTGTAGTTACTGCATTATTTGGTGCTGCTATGGGTGGGTTGGCGTATGGTGCGGCCGGTTTTGCTAAGCACGTTGCTATTGAATTTGTACCACACGTTGTTGGTGAAACAATATTAAAAGGTGCAGGTAGAGCTGCAGTATTTGCGGATAAAGATAGTGAAGCAGAAATGGATGCAAATATGAAGAAGTTTATAGAAATGATTGCGCAAGGTTTGGAAGATATGGAAATCAGTCAAGAACAAATGGAAGAAATGATTAACTCTTACGAAGAAAAGAAAGCAAAAGGAGAAACCAAAATGGAAGAACCACAAATGAAAGAAGAAAACCTACAATTAGCTGATGAATTAATGTTAGAAATGATTTATGGATTTATTGATGAAGCAAATCCAGTATCAGCAGCAAATAATGTATTAAATCAAACAGTTAAAAATACAGAAACAGGAAGAGATATAAAAGTTGCTTCTGCTCTAAAGTACAAAGATTCTCAAAATAAAGGTCAATTACAAGCTTACAAAGCTGCAGTTGGTTTACTTAAAAAAGCTGGAGTTAGTGATAAAGAATTGGGAATTGAAAAACCAAAGCAAATTAAAGGAGCTGGATTGGGTTTTAGAAAAACTGGAGAAAAAGAATTAGACAAGCAAAAAACACAACCAACATCTACTAAACCAACTAAAGGTTCTAGAATAATTGGTGGCAAAGATAAAACTTTACAAAAAATTGATACATTAAAATCAAAAGAATTTACACAAAAGCAAATTCCAGATGATTCAAAATTTGAAGTAAAAAATAAAAAAAATAAAGTAGGACCTCCACCACCACCATACAAACTTCCAAAAGAATTATATGCGGGTTCAAAAGTTCCACCAAGACACTTAAAAGCATTGGAACGAATGATGAATACAAAAGCAAATAATGAAACGGCTAAGTGGTCATACTTTTCTGATTTACCAGGTGGAGCAGGACAAATATCAGCTCAAGCTGGTGAATTGATGACAATGGTTAGTACAACTTTAGATGATAAGCAAGCTCAATCTTTTTTTGATTCATTAATAAAGCATGAGGAAGCTCAAATTAAAGCAAACCCTGATTTGAAAATTGAAGGAAAAAGAATAGTAACTAAAAGTTGGATTCAAGCGGCAATGAATAATAGAAAAGCAATCAGAAATAGATTAGCAAAAGAATATCCTGGTGCACAAATTGTTGCTGGTTCTTGGGATACTGAGGGTGAAGTTGAAGCAATGGGATTGAAAGATTATAAAAAGAACAAAGGATTTTCAACTGATGCTTATTTCAAAATAAAAACAAAAGACGGGCAAGAAATATTAGATGAAGTTTCATTAAAAAAATCAACAGCAGTAAACTTCTTAAATTCTGGAACTGGAAAATTATCAGAATGGGACCCTAATATTTCCGATGATATTAATCCAATTGTATATCAAAAAAATCAAAGAAAAGCATTATATTCATTTGGTTCAAAAAATTTAGCTAACTTAAAAAAATTAGTAGCTAAAGACGCAGAGTTTCAAGAATTAATTAAATCTAAAAAAATTGATTTAGAAACCGCTGTTAAAAAATTAGAAGCTGGAAAGGGTAGTAGAGATATTAATAAAGTTGTACTATCTGCCATAGCTACGGCAGCAAAGAAGGGAGATAAAGCATCTCAAAAGTATATTCAATATGTGCAGAATACGCACAAAGCTCATCAAAAAGCAGTAATATCTTCATTAGGTAATAATCCTAAATTAAAGCAAGGTATGCTAACAGCTATTAGAGAGGAATTTCCATTAAAAGCAGTTGGTGAGGGTGAAGAATCAATGGCTATTGGGCCTAATTCATTAGATAGAGCAGTATTACAAAATATATTTGAAACATCTAATTTTGAACAAATTAAACAAGGTTTATTTGCAGTAACAAATGAAGAACCACCTTACTTAGCTTATCAAGCTGGTCCAAAGGGTAAAATAATACCTATTGCTACAATTGTAGCTAGAGAAGATGGTGTTGGATATGGTGGACAGATTAAATTTGAAATGCAACTTGATAGACGATTTGCAAAAATATTAGAGCAAGCTAATAAAAATATATACGGATAATTAAGTAAAAATACCCCTTCATCGGTTTTTTGATATTTATATTTGAAAACAAAAAAAGAAGGGATAGAAGCCGATGAAAACACAACTTTTGTGTACGTTTACAACGAAGGGTGAGTTACAAAATACTTTACAATTAATCCGTGAAACTTACCACATCGTTTATAATTACATCTATATTCTCCAAAATAAGGGGAATTTAGACGAATTATTCATCACGTACAATATTGATACAGCTTTCCAACCTGAAACTCCGTTGGAAAATACAATTTTAATACATAGAAAAAAAGAATCTAATACATTATACACTATTAATGCTCTTAACGAATTGGTTAAAGAAGAAAATGGTGGAGTGTTAGATACTTCTTTTGTCATAAATTGGCAAAAGTTCAAAAACTCAATCATATTAACCAACGCCGAAGGAACTAAGAAAATTCAGACAAGAGTTTTTGAAGTAATTGATTTTGGTGATGGAAAAGAAGTTATAACTGAAGAACATAAATAATATTACAATGTTATTAAAAAAAGGTGATAACAACGAAAACGTAAAATTGATGCAGGAGAAATTAGGTATCTCTCCAGCAGTTACTAATTTTGGACCTAAGACAGAACAGGCAGTTAAAGAATTCCAAGCTAAGCACGGACTTCCTGCCGATGGTATCGTTGGTGATAAAACATGGGCGATGATTATGGGAGAGAATACTCCACCACCACCGCCACCTGCACCTATCGTACCTGTTGGTGGTTTGAAATTAGATAAATTAAAAGGACACGTTCCTGATGCGGTTATTCAAATGATTCCTGATACTGCAGCTAAATTCCAAATCAACACTCCATTAAGATTGGCACATTTCTTAGCACAATGCGGACATGAGAGTGGTGGATTTAGAGTAACACAGGAAAACTTAAACTATTCAGCAAAAGGTTTAATGGGAATATTCAAAAAATATTTCCCAACCGAAGCAATTGCAAACGCTTACCAAAGAAACCCACAAAAGATTGCAAACAAAGTATATGCAAATCGTATGAGTAATGGTGATGAGGCTAGCGGAGATGGCTTTAAGTTTCGTGGTAGAGGATATATCCAATTGACAGGTAGAGCAAACTATACTGAATTTGGTAAATCAATCGGTGAAGATATTACAAACAACCCTGATATAGTTAGTGGTAAGCACGCTTTACTTTCAGCAGCATGGTTCTGGTCTAAGAATGGTTTGAACAAAATGGCTGATGGTGGTGCAACCGATGCGGTAGTAACAACTATTACAAAAAGAGTAAATGGCGGAACTATTGGATTAGCAGACCGTATAAAACACTTTAAGGAATACTATCATTTATTAGCATAAAAGAAAAGGGAGTTAAATACTCCCTTTTTTATTTGGTTTTGTAACAAATTTTTCGTATATTTGTTACATACTTTTCCCCAAAAAATATACTCCAAAAAAGATTTGGAAATATCAGGAAATCTTCGTATATTTGTATTTCTATTATACTTATATGTGTAACGGAAGTGTAGGAAAGACACTTAAATAAAACCATAAAACTTAAACGCTTAAAACTTAAAAGACATGGCAATTAATTTAGATGCTATTAAAAGCAGACTGAACAAGCTTCAGAACACCCAAAGAACTACAGTAGAACTTTGGAAGCCAGCACCAGGCAAACACACAATCAGATTGGTGCCTTACAAATTCAATAAAGAGAATCCTTTTATTGAACTTTATTTTCACTACAACATCAACAACAAAACTTACTTATCTCCGATGAGTTTTGGCAGACCTGACCCTATCGTTGAGTTTGCTGACAAACTTAAAAGAATGGGTGATAAGGAAGATTGGAAAGCAGCAAAAAAGATGGAGCCGAAACTTAGAACTTTCGTACCAGTATTGGTAAGAGGTGAAGAAGGTGAAGGTGTTCGTTTTTGGGGCTTTGGAAAAACTGTATATCAAGAAATTCTTGGTTATATGGCAGATCCTGATTATGGTGATATTACTGACCCAGAAAGTGGTAGAGATATTACCGTTGAGGTTGTATCAGCAGAAGACAGTGGTACTTCTTACCCTGTAACAACAATCCGTGTTAAACCAAAAGAAACTCCATTAGCAGCAACTAAAGCTGAGAATGATAAGTTTCTTAACGAACAAAAGGAAATTACTGAACTTTATTCTGAATTAACTTATGCAGAATTGAAGAATGTATTAGAAGGTTGGTTGAATCCATCAGCAGCAGCTTCCGAAGATGAGAAATCAGTATCCGCTGAAACTCTTTCTTCAACAGCTAAAGATGAAGATGAAGCTCCATTTGATACAACTCCATCAAAGCCGGCAGCAGCACCAGCTAAGAAATTAGATGATGTAGCAGCAGCATTTGATGACCTTTTCAATTCATAAAATAAGTTATAAAGAATATGGCAAAAATTACCAAAGAGGTAGATTTGGCAGAAGTTCTAGCCGAATCCCTAAATAAACAATCAAAAGACCAAAGGGTAGCATTCTTCTTAGATGAAGATGGTGCAC